GGTTTCATTCTGCATGATGATCCCCTTGCTGCGCCATGATTTCAAGTATGGCTAAGTTCTGAATCACCGATGCAAACATGACCCTGTTATCGTGGGCGACATGCATCAGCGCATACGACAGTACGGCAAGGGCCATCTCAGGGTCAGGCCCTGCCATGCTGGTGATGATGTCCAGCTTGGCCCTAGCGGAGGCCATAGTCTTTTCGTTCATTGGTTGCATAGTGCCTCCGGCATTTCTACTTCATCACCAAGCTTGCTGGCAACATAGCAACGCATGGCTGCAATCAGAGGGGTGTGTTCCCTATGCGTGTACTCCGGCTGATTCATATCTCGAACACGGTATTTGCCGTGGTAAGCAACCCAACCATAAAACTGCAAACTCAGGTTAATCTTCTCACGCTCAATGATTGGCCCGCCTTGCGCCCAATCGGTACTGTATGGAATGCCGATCCATTTATGGCCAGCCCACATACCTGTTCCATTTTCTATTCCCTCGCATTTGGCTACTGCCCAATTAAGGTCTACGCCTGTCAGGTTGTTAGTCTTGATGATCATCTTAATTCTCCAGTTAAGCTGCAAGCTTGATTTGTTTAAACGACGCATTACCGATGTCGTCTGCCGACTTGATGCAGATCGACTTAGGATAAATATGGTCAACGTCCAGCCCGATGCCGATGCCAACGGTGCTGATGCCTAGCGCCTCGCCAGCCTTGACCTGAGCGGTGGTGTCACGCTCATTGCCTACGCCGTCAGTGATGATGAACACCGCCTTTCGTTGTTCCGGACGGTAGGCCAGCACCTCATGGGCGTAGCGCACGGCCTGATAGTCATTGGTGTCGCTACCGTCATTGACATATGCAAGCTTGGAAAGGCCCCGCGCCAGTGGCTCATCGAACCCCTTGAACACTGAGGTTTGCTCAGAGAATGCATGCAGTGCCACTTTCACGCCAGCGCGGGTCAGGGTATCCAGCAGCGCAGCCGTGGCCTTGATTGCAAAATCAATGTAGGTGTATGTAACCAAATTGCCATCTGCATCCCTCATGCGGTGACCGCTGGCATCCAGCGTGTAGCGTGACTGGAACATAGAGCCGGAAATGTCCAGTATCACAACCACTGCTGAATCGACCCCATCAGATTCCAAGCGGCGTTTAAACAGACGGTCACTGGTAGACACCTTGGGCAGTGCGCGGACATTGAGCGACCCTGCGCGGCGGTTGACTTGCCACTCATCATTGGCAGTGTTCTCGAACAGGCGTTTGACCTCATAGCGAAGACGCGCATTAGCGGTGATGCTGATGTCCCTAGCCTGATAGGCTTGCGTATATTTTTTGGCCTTGGCTACGCCAGTGGTATTGGAGTAAGACCCATTCGCACCGCCTTCTGATTTAAGGCTTGGCTCAGCGCTTACCGCTGGCTGGCGAGCGTCACCTACAGGCTTGGCGGTGCCAGCCGTGGCGGGCTTTTTAGCCTCACCAGCACCCTCACCCTTACCCTGCCCCTTGTCGTCGCCGCTAGGCCCCTCAGAATCGCTCTCAGGGCCATTGCCGTCAGTTCCATCTGCGCCGTCCGCGCCTTGACCTTCAGTTCCATCTGCGCCGTCCGCGCCATCAGCGCCACTACCATTGTCGGGTTTGTCGCCGTCTTGATTGCCGTCTTGACTGCCTTGGTCTGCACTTTTCAATTGGCACAGGATCCACTGCGCCAGCACCAAGGTATCTTCAGTGCTGGTGCATGCGGTGAGGCGGCGCTGCGCCTCAGTCAGGATCGACTCATGGCCCTTGGCAATTGGCACGGTCTTGCCATGCAAGCGCAGGTTAACGGCAAACGAAAAGGGATACTGGCGAGTGTCCGACCAGTCCTGCACAGTGGACATTGCCTCATCGACCATGCCATCGACCAGCACTGTCAGCAGTTGCTTGGTATTACCAGTGAGACCTTCGCGCACGGCGCGGTTTTCAATCCAAGCATCCTCGACCCCATTGTGCAACTGGCGCAGGAACATGCCGCGCACCAGTTGAATGGTGTTGAAGTTAGTCCACTTGCGGTGCAGCAACTCATGCAGAACAAAGCCAGCGTAGCGCCAAACCAGCGCCTCAGTGACAGTCGCATCATCATCGACGTTGGCGAGCATTACGTCACCGCTGCCGTTGATCGCAGCAGTGGTGATGCCACTTGTCCAAGTGATGGTGATTGACTGGCCTAAGTCGGCGGCAATTTTGTGTGCTGCCTTCTCGACACCGGAGCGGAATTGGATACCGTTTAAACGTTTCATTTTGTGCCTCTTAAATGTTGGCGTGGATAAAGTCAGCGGAGATATAGGTAGCCTTGATGGCTTCGATGGCGGTAGCTGACTCAGAAGGCTGGCGGTGTCCAATGGATGCAGCCCATGCCTCATCGACACCAAGCACCGCGACCGACCGGATAAAAGCCATCACCTGCCTGATCGATGGTGCGTCGATGATGTCACCGCTAGTCACCTTGGCACGGCATGCATGCACTGCGCGTAGAACGTGGTCAGCCAGCGCCTCAGTGCATCCAGTGTGGCGCACCACGGCGTTGATCTCATCAGACAAAGGCAGGTGTTTAAACGCTACAACGCGAGCGAAACGGTCAGCCAGTGCGCTATTCATCTGCCGTGTACCAGCGTAGCGGCCCGACTCATCGCCGTTGGTCAGGGTATTGTCAGCAGCGAACACCAGCACATCAGGCGCACGGCGGCGGACTGCACCGCCATAGGACACCGCACTGTTAGGCTCTAGAAAACCGTTCAGTGTGGCGAGTGCAGCAGGGTCAGCGTTGGTGATCTCATCCAACAGGATCAGGGTAGCGGGAGTGGTGAAGGCTTGCAGGAAGTCGCCCTCAGTGAACACGGTATCGCCATTGACCAGCCCCATTGCGCCGATGTAGTCTTCGGAAGTGGTGTATTTGTGGAAGTTGATCCGGCAGTAACCGCGACCAGTGCGAGCGGCGAACTGGCGGACGGTCTCCGATTTGCCAGTGCCTTTTTCACCGCCAAACCACAGGTTTTCACCAGTGGACTGCGAGAGCAGCAGGTGCTTCAGAATCCCCTCAGTCCACACAAAGCAGGGATCGATGGCAGGGGCAGCGGCGTTGTCATAGATATCGACCAGCATCTCGCGGCCCTTGGCATCATGCACCGCCACGCCAAATGCATGAGACACTGGCATGGTCTTGACCTTTGAGACCGACACCATCTGCCCTATCGCAGTCTGAGCGCCAGCAGCCACAACTGCAGCTTCAAAGGGTTTAAACGCATCGCGCACGGCAGCAGCGACCTGACCCTGCACCAGTGCTGGATCGATCTGCCCCATGTTGTCCACGTTAGCGGCGAGACCCTCCAGCGCCTTGTTCACCGCCTCGATGGCCTCGATCATCACGGGCTGGCCTTGCTCGACTACGTCCAGCCGATCCAGCGCGCGGGACAGTTTGCTCATGGTGTCCAGTGAGCGCTGATCTGCACGGTCAGCCACGGTCTTAACAGGGTTGACCGCCTGTTCAATTTGCTGGTACTGCCCTTGCAGGGTATCGCGCACCGAATTAATGACTTCGGCGGGAGAGGGTAGTCCGACTGGCACAGGCTTGGCATTGCGAACGTCAGCCAGCGTGTAAGCGCCAGTGATCCTGATTTCCTCAGCCATCACGGCGGCGGCTTCGGCCTTGCTGACCCAAGGTGTACCAGCATGGAATCGTTTAAACGCACCATGCACCTGCCCAATTGGCAGCTTCAAAATATCGATTTCGTGATCCAGTGCCATGCTTATTCTCCAAGGTTGAAAGTGTCGCCATCGACAGGGCAGGACGGCATGCCCATTGCAGCCCACTTTGCAGTGAGGCGCACGGTGTAACCGCATGAGGGGCAGACCGCCTTAAGCATGCGGGTTGCTTGCGTCTTGCGAGTGGACATCGATAGCTGCGCGTGAGGGTAGTCGCCAAGGCCATCGATGATCGGCCCGAATGCAGCGCGGAATGCGTCACCGCCGGTGGTAGCCTTGTAGCCAGCCTTGCCAGCGGCAGGGATCAGGTGCATAGCGTCAGCGGCCTTCTGAAATGCCTTGCCGTGATTCATTGCCCCGCTAACGGTATGGCACAACTCATGGACAAGGATGTCAGCCACGCGCAGAGGATCTGCCACTGTGGGCGAGATCAAGATCTCCATGCACTTGTCAGCGCTGGCAGTGTCTGCCCAGCATTCACCGACTGCACCACTGCGCTTGGCGCTGGAGGGGAAACCACAGGTGACGCGCACCTTGGCTGCGATGGGGCTGGCATATGCCCCGAACAGGGGGCGAAATTCTTCAATGGCTGCAACCAACCATTCCTCGCGGGTAGAGTAGATTTTCATAGAGTTAATCTCCGAAACGTGGCAAAAGCACCACTCGCAAACCCCGCACGGCGGGGCAAGCGGCTGGACTCTTAATTAAAATAGATGGAAGTTTGGGTATTCCCGCGCTATTGCGCGGGCTTGCGCCTTCCGAGCGCGTCTTGTCACCGTCAAACCCTTGCGGGTTAGCTGCGCGTTGTTAGCGTGGAAAATTCGAGTAAGGTTAGAGCGTTTCATTTAGGTTCTCCAGTAATCGTGCGACATTGCACTGGCAAGCCCCGCACGGCGAGGCAAGCCGCTGAAATGTCAGGCGCGGTACAGGCGCACATAGCGGCGCATCACTTTTAGCATTGCCTTTCGGGGCAGTTTGTATGTGTCAGCCAATCCACGCGCTACATAGGGCAACGCATCTTTCGGCACGGCACTCAGGATATGGGTCAACTCGCGGACGATCAGGTAAGCGGCGCGGTTCATATTCAGACTCCAGCGGCGAGGGTTCCCGCTTTGATGCGGCGGTACACGGCCCTTGTAATCGAGCGGCGGGACATCTGCACGTCCCGAATGGCATCGATCTCCAGCCAAAGCTTGCGCCCATAGGGATGGTCAGCGGCATACTGTCCAGCCTCCAGCGTGGCGTAGCAGTCAGCCAGCGCGTAAGCCAGCATGGCGTCGGTGTAGGTCTTAAACTTGATCATGCTGCACCTACTTCCACGCGCTCCAGCAACTCTTCAATGGAGTCGCTATCTGCCCACGGGGCAACCTTGTCCCCCTCTTTATTGAAAAGGGAAAAATAGCTTGTGCCGTCAGGCATAAAAACCTGACGCACTTCCCATTTGAGTGTTAGTACTATCATGCTGCACCTGCCTTTACTGCGAGGCACTCAGCGTATGAGCCAGTGAAAATGATCCGGTAGCTATTGCGGACGGTATCGCCTTTGCAGACGATCACATTGCCGAATGAATTGATCTGTGCGGTATACATGGGGTCTCCGATCTACTGTGCGACATTGCACAGCCACATTGTAGTAGTGCTTTAAATATCAGCGCAATAGTTACCTGACTAAACCGTAGGGTTATTGATTAAAGCAGGGATTACAGGCTTACCAGTGACTAATGGAGATACGCGATGCGCGCATGTAGCATGGACTGTGCCAGCAGGTGTCGCCAATGTGTCTATTTGCCAAAATTTGAACGAATCTGAGCGACTTTAAGGGGTTCAAGCACCCTACCCCTTGACCCATGCGCTGAAGTCGCTCTATCGCGTTTTTCACCATTTTGGTGCATTTATTATCCACAATTTGCGGTGGATAACTTTACTTATGCACAGGCTGTGGATAACATTGGGCCACGAACAGTGGTGTTTAAATGTACAGTGCTGTATACTTGACCAGTAAAGACCACGCAAAGGGCAAAACCTATGGGTAAGACAACGTCAATAGACTATCTCAATGATCTAGAAAACGCCGCGCAGCAGGATGGAGAGGCAGAGGCAGACCAATGGGCAGATACTGATGCTGAAGTGCTGGCAGCAGCAGCAGACGCACCAGCAAGGCGCAAAGACGGTCAGGTCATAACCGCCCCGCGACAGAGGCAGTTAACCCCGAAGCAGATGGCCTTCGTGAGGGCAAAGATATCAGGTATGAGTAATGCAGATGCCTATAGGGAAGCATACCCAGATGACCACAGTAGCAACAGAGTGATCAGTGCCAACGCATACAAACTAACAAGACATCCTGTCATAGGACAGATGCTGGAGGATGCATGGGGAGAGACTGCGGAGGCGTTGACAGAAGACCTTGCAGCAACCAAACGCTATGTGCTTAGACAGTTGCTTGCATTGAGCAAGGGAGCAAAGCAGGAAGGCAGTCGTCTCAAAGCATTAGAACTAATGGGCAAAGCAGCGGGAGTGTTTACACCGTCAGTGGAGGCTGATGCACCAGCACCAACGGCGGATCAGTTGAAGCGGGAGTTGTCAGGCCATCTCAAGCTACTGGGAGGCAAGGCAGCGTAGCGGTGTAAACGGCTGATGGTTTAAACGGCATGGCGAGACCCCACCGTACCCCCACCACCCCTAATGACGCTACCATGCCCCCGCGCACATTACGCTCTAATCCGCTCTAACGATTACATAGCACCATACCCCCATCTCTTTTCTTTCCAACAGGGGTGGGGTATATATAAATTTTAGAAAGATAGTTGCGAACGTTCTCAATATCGTTTAAACTTAAAGAATGACTCAACGCAGACAGCTAGTCTTGGACTTCATCAGAGCCTACATTAGGCTTCATGGTGTGTCACCTTCATATGAGGTGATAGCTAGATCTTTGGGGATGTCTTCTAAGTCAAACATCCATAGGATTGTTCATAGGTTAAGGATGGATGGGCATATTGAGTTAAAGCCGTACAAGTTTCATTCCATCAAGTTGGCGGATAAGTCTATGAAGGAGATAGCTAAGCTATGACTCTCCTCACAGCTAAAGAGATTGCGGGGTATTTGAGTATTGTGGATAAGGTTCCCGATACTGAGCGGGCCAAGATAAATATGCTCTTGGAGATGGACAGGGTTGAGAAATGCAGAGAGTCTTTTCTGTATTTTGTACAGCAGATGTGGCCTATCTTTATCTCTGGGCAGCATCATAAGATCATGGCAGATGCCTTTGAGAGGGTTGCCGCAGGAACCCTAAAGAGGTTAATCATCAATATGCCACCCCGGCACACTAAGTCTGAGTTTGCTTCTTTTCTTCTTCCAAGCTGGTTCTTGGGGAAGTTCCCTGAGAAGAAGATCATCCAGACTGCTCACACCGCAGAACTATCTACAGGATTTGGCAGGAAGGTTAGAAACTTGGTATCGTCCGAAGACTATGCAAAGGTCTTTGATGTTAAGTTGTCCAGTGACAGCAAGGCCGCAGGAAGATGGAACACCAACAAGGGAGGTGACTACTTTGCTATCGGAGTGGGCGGAGCCGTCACTGGTAAGGGTGCAGATCTTCTAATAATTGATGATCCTCATTCGGAGCAAGAGGCTAAACAGAATAACCCAGCCATCTTTGACGGGGTTTATGAGTGGTATACCTCTGGGCCTAGGCAGCGTTTACAGCCTAACGGGGCAATTATCATTGTTATGACTCGATGGGCTACCCGAGATTTAACGGGGCAGATACTAAAGAAGTCGGGAAATGATGGGGTAGATGAGTGGGAGGTTATAGAGTTCCCAGCTATTCTTCCTTCAGGAACACCTCTATGGCCTGCGTTCTGGTCAAAGAAAGAACTAGAGTCCCTCAAGGCAGAACTTCCCGTAGCTAAGTGGGAAGCCCAGTACCAACAGAACCCAACAGGTAATGAGAGTGCAATTATCAAAAGGGATCAGTGGAGAATCTGGGAGCCGGAAGATATGCCCCAGTGTGATTACCTTATCCAGTCTTGGGATACAGCTTTTGAGAAGAACAACCGTGCCGACTACTCCGCCTGTACAACTTGGGGAATCTTTGAACACCCCAATGAGAGAGGTGAGTACAAGACCAATATCATTCTTTTGGATGCGTTTAAACAACGTATGGAGTTTCCAGAACTCAAAAAGATGGCTCTTGAGTTGTATAAACAATGGGAGCCAGATACATTAATTATCGAAAAGCGTGCCGCTGGAGCGCCTCTAATCTATGAGCTAAGGAAGATTGGAGTCCCTCTGTCGGAGTACACCCCGGGCAAAGGGAACGACAAAATAAGCCGTGTAAACTCTATTGCAGACCTATTTGCCTCTGGGGTTGTATGGTGTCCAACAACGCGCTGGGCAGATGAGGTTATGGAAGAAATGGCTGCATTCCCTAATGGGGATAACGATGACTTGGTTGACTCCAGCAGCCAAGCTTTGATGCGGTTTCGGCAGGGTGGTTTTATTCAGATTGCCTCTGATGAGGAAGATGAACCCCCTATCTTTCGGCGTAAATACGAATATTACTAAGGATGAGTATGGAATACGATCCATTATTTAGTTTGCCTACGGGAATAGAGGATATTGAATCCGTTTTTAAGACTGGTCGTGGGTCTACATATGCCCATCATGCGGATACGACCACAACAAGAAACCGCAGTGGCGCAAACCATACTGATAAATCTACCGGAATTCAACAAAGATCCGGCAAAACTATTTATATGAACCCTAATGATGTAAATAAAGTAGCTGGTATTTACCAAAATTCTGAAATGGCAACTAAGCTTGTTCCAGTTTTAGATAACGGGAAACCAACAGGACAAGTTGCTTTGCAATTAACAGAAGACTACGGGCCTAGAAAAGCCGGATCTACCCTTGTGCAAGCGTCATATGCTACAAAGCCTGCTGTTGGATTAAACCCTGTTGAGATTTTTGGTAGCGAAAGCCCTATGGGTTCAAGTGGACGCAATATTCACTTTGGAAACGCTATTACAGAGGTTCATCCTAAACCAGCAAGGTTGGGTGGGAAGGCCGCAATTGCTGCTGCATTGGCTTCTGGTGCTGGGGCAGCAAGTGCTGGAGAATTAAGCAAAGCAGCAGGAGATGTTGCAGAGAGTATGCTACCGTGGTGGATGACCGGCGGTAATGCTGGCCCTGCGGACGAGAGTGAACAGGTAGCATTAAGACAACGCATGGCGGAAGCAGGCGCAAAAGCCGGGGCTGGTCGGGGTAATCCTAACTATGACCCTAGACTTTATAAACAACCTATTGAAATGCCATCCGAATATCAATCCGGTGGCAGAGTAAGAATAATTTAAGGATACCCAATGGCTAATTTTGATAAAAGTTTGTACCAAGCCCCCGCTGGGCTGGATGAATTGGCTCAGGCCGAGGAAGGGATTGAGATTGAGATCGTGGATCCCGAGGCAGTCCATATTCACGCAGATGGACTTGATATCTCCATTGAGCAAGGAGATGAAGACTTTGGTTTAAACCTCGCAGAAGAAATGGACGAGGGTGAGATGTCCTCCCTTGCCGGAGAACTAGATGGTGATATCTCAAACGACAAAGCTAGTCGCAAGGATTGGGAGAAAGCCTATACAGAAGGTTTAAAGCTTCTAGGTCTCCAGTATGAAGAGCGTACAGAGCCTTGGTCAGGTGCTAGTGGAGTGTTCCACCCCATGATCACAGAAGCGGTTGTCAGGTTCCAGTCAGAAACAATAACAGAGATGTTCCCTGCCGCTGGGCCGGTTCGGACAAAGATTATTGGAGAAGAGACTCCAGCAAAGAAAGAAGCTGCTGTTCGTGTTGAGGATGACATGAACTATGAACTCACAGAGGTTATGCGTGAGTTCCGCCCAGAGATAGAACGCATGCTGTGGAGTCTTCCCGCCACAGGATCAGCCTTTAAGAAGGTGTACTTCGATCCCAGTCTGGGACGGCAAGTATCCATGTTTATCCCCGCAGAGGATATCCTCCTGCCTTATGGGACTACAGATCTAGATACCTGCTACCGCCTGACCCATGTCATGCGCAAGACCAAGAATGAGATCATCAAACTCCAACAGGCAGGCTTCTATCGGGATATAGACCTACCTGACCCCGGCAAAGAACAAGACAACATCAAAAAAGCCAAAGACAAAGAAACCGGCTTTAGTGATTTAAACGATGACCGTTATACCATCTATGAAGTCCACGCAGACCTAGACCTGCCCGGATTTGAAGATGTAGATGATGAAGGTGAAGAAACAGGCATAGCCTTGCCTTATGTGATCACCATGATCAAAGGCGGCAATAATGTCTTGGCTATCCGCAGGAACTGGAATGAAGATGACAAGCTGCGTTTAAAGCGCCAGCATTTTGTCCATTACCAATACATTCCCGGCTTTGGAGCTTATGGCTTTGGGCTGTTCCACCTTATCGGTGGGTTTGCTAAGTCCGCTACCAGCATCATGCGCCAGCTTATTGACGCAGGAACGCTCTCTAATCTTCCCGGAGGTCTCAAATCCCGTGGTCTGCGGATCAAAGGAGATGACACCCCCATCCAGCCCGGTGAGTTCCGTGATGTAGATATCGGCTCTGGAGCCTTGAGAGACAACATTCTCCCTCTTCCATATAAAGAGCCTAGTCAGGTTCTAGCAGGTCTCCTTGGGACTATTGTGGAAGAAGGCCGTAGGTTTGCTGCTACAGCAGACATGAACATTAGCGACATGTCTGCCCAAGCTCCTGTGGGTAGTACCTTGGCTCTCTTAGAGCGCCAGTTAAAGGTAATGACCGCCATCCAAGCCCGTCTCCACTACACGTTTAAACAAGAACTTGGACTGCTGGCAGAAATTATCCGGGACTACACAGACCCAGACTATGACTACAAACCAGAAAAAGGTGACAAGAGCGCTAAGCGGGAAGACTACGACTATGTAGAAATCATACCCGTATCTGATCCCAACGCAGCCACCATGAGCCAGCGCGTGGTTCAGTATCAGGCCGTCATCCAGATGGCGCAAATGGCCCCAGATATATATGACTTGCCACAGTTGCACCGCCGGATGCTGGAAGTTCTTGGAATTAAAAACGCAGATAAATTAGTCAAGTTGCCAGAAGACCAGAAGCCAATGGATCCTGTATCTGAAAACATGGCAGTTATTCGTGGTGAGCCGGTAAAAGCATTCTTCTACCAAGACCATGATGCTCATATAACAACGCACATGTCGTTTATCCAAGACCCAACCATTGCACAGACTATCGGTCAAAATCCCCGCGCACCTCAGATAACCGCTGCAATGATGGCTCACCTTGCCGAGCATGCAGGGTTTAAATATCGGGCGCAGATCGAACAACAGATGGGAATCTCTCTTCCTCCACAGGACGATGAGTTGCCACCTCAGATTGAGCTTGCACTATCTACCATGATTGCTCAGGCAGCACAGCAGGTTCTACAGCAGAACCAAGGTCAGGCCGCACAACAGCAAGCCCAGCAACAAGCCCAAGATCCTCTGGTGCAAATGCAGCAACAAGAACTCCAGATCAAACAAGGTGAGTTGCAGCTTAAAACCCAAGAGATGCAGCAGAAGTTCCAAATTGAACAAGCCCGCCTTGAGTTGGATGGGAAACGTCTGGCAGCAGACGCAGCAAGCAAAGCTGACCAGAACAACCTCAAGCGTGAAGCCATACAGGCAGAAATGCAACTTGAGGGTACAAAGATTGGGGCAAAGATCAAAGCCGATGAGGCTCGTCAGACCTTTGACCAAGAACACGCCGGGATAAAACTTGGCGCACAGATCTCTAAAGATAAGAGAGATCAAGCCCTTTCTGCATTGCAGGAAGTCGATAAATCAATAGGTGTTTAAACATGGTTCAAGACTTCGCCCGCGTATTGCGCGAACAAATACGCAAGGACATGAACAACTATGCGGACGATATGGCTGGTGGGGCCTGTCGTTCTTTTGAAGAGTATCAAAAACTATGCGGTGTTATTCAGGGCCTAGCCACCGCAGAGTCCTACCTTTTGGCCCTGCTAAAGAAAGTTGAACAATCAGATGAGTGATCTTATCTTGCCTCCGGGAGTTAGTCTCCCAAAAACAATTCAGCCAGCCGAAAAGCCGGATGAAACTGCGTCAGATGAAGAGAAAGCCAAACAGCTACCAGATCCAATTGGATATAAGCTGCTATGTATCGTCCCAGATGTATCAGAGCATTATGAGGGTTCCTCCCTTTTAAAGCCTTCTGACTTCATGCGTCGGGAAGAACAAACCACAACCGTACTTTTTGTAGTTAAGGTAGGCCCAGATGCCTATAAAGACACTACAAAGTTTCCCAGTGGCCCTTGGTGCAAGGTGGGAGATTTTGTAATGACCCGTACCTATACCGGTACGCGCTTCAAAATGTATGGCAAAGAAATGCGTTTAATCAACGACGACCAAATTGAAGGCGTTGTACAAGATCCGCGAGGTATTAGCCATGTCTGAGTTTAAATTCCCAGATGAAGTAGAGAAAGAATCTCCAAAGGAGTCCAAAGACGAGGTCGAAATTGAGCTTGTTGATGACACCCCAGAGGTAGACCGAGGCAGAGAACCGCTTGAAAAAGCAGTAATAGAGCCATCGGAAGACGAATTAGCCTCTTATTCCAAAAATGTTCAAGCCCGGATGAAGGAATTAACCCGAGTCCGCCATGATGAACGTCGCGCAAAAGAGGCAATTGCCCGAGAAAAGCAGGATTTAGAGCGTATTGCACAACAGCTTTACGAAGAAAACAACCAGCTTAAACAGTATGTACAGACCGGAAGCAAGCAATACATTGATCAGTCCAAGACTTTGGCTGTAAATGAGCTTGAATCGGCCCGTATGGCTTATAAAAAGGCCCAAGAAGCTTTTGATGCAGATGCTATTTTGGCTGCTCAAGAGTCCCTTTTGGAAGCAAAAATGAAGGTAAATGCCCTAAATAATATTAGGCAGACCCCTTTACAACAGCCTCAAAATAGGGTACAACCGCAACAATACACCGCTCCAGAGCCGCAACTAGACGAAAAAACCCTGCGCTGGCAGGCCAAAAACCAGTGGTTTAGTGCAGAAGGCTTTGAAGATGTATCCAGCTACGCATTAGGGCTGCATAAAAAACTAATCAACGCAGGCTATGACCCGCGCAGTGACGAGTATTTCAACGAAATTGATACTCGCGTGAAAGATAAGTTCCCAGAAGTATTTGGGAATGAACGAGCTAAGTCAAATGAGTCCCATAGACGGCCTGTTTCGGTAGTCTCACCTGCGGCGCGATCTTCAGGTAAGAAAACGATCCAAATGACACCCAGAGCTATGGCTTTGGTAAAGAAGTTTGGTATCACCCCGCAGCAATATGCTATTCAACAGGCTAAATTGGAGAACTCAAATGAATGAAACCCGTAAACCCCGTGATCTAGATACACGCAATGAATCTGTAAGGTATGTTTATAAACCGTCTAGTTCTTTGCCAGACCCCAAAGAAGAACCCGGATACACCTATCGCTGGATAGCGACGGCAGTACATGGTAATTCTGAGGTAATGATGACAAATGTATCCCGCAAATTGCGTGATGGATATGTCCCAGTTAAGGCAGAGGATCATCCGGAGTTGATGGTTCCCGGTAATCCGAAGACAGGCAATATCGAAATAGGTGGGCTAATGCTTTGCAAGATCCCAACCGAAAAGGCAGAAGCTATGGCTGAGTATTTTAACGGGCAAGCTCAAAACCAGATGGAATCGGTGGATAACAGCTTTTTGCGTCAAAGTAATCCGAAGATGCCGTTGTTTGCAGACCGTAAATCTACAACAACTCGCGGACGATTAAATTGACAAATTTTGTTTTTAATTTTTGGAGTTAACTATGGCATATCCTACCGTTAGCGCCCCGTATGGCCTAAAGCCTGTCAATCGTATTGACGGACTGCCCTACGCTGGTGCTATTCGCCAGATCCCCGTAGCTGCCAGTTTTGCAACCGCTATTTTTAATGGCGACACTGTACAAATTGACAGCACCGGTTATTTGGTTCTTTCTACCACCACTAATTCTGGTGCAATCGTTGGCGTTTGCATTGGCGGTCAGTATGTAAACTCTAGCGGTCAAACCGTTCAGGGCCAATATCTGCCTGCTGCTATCTCTACGTCTACCAACCCTGCTTATGCATACGTTGTGGATGATCCTATGGCCCTGTTCAAGGTTGCCGTGGTTTCGTCTGGCACGACCATGAGTTCCGCAGGTCGCACTGTAGTGGGTTCCAACTTGGCTTTGGTATTAAATGCTGGCAGCACCAC